TTTGACGCTACAAAACAATTAGCAGATGAAGTTCCCAAAAACTGGAATATTTATAGGAGAATCATACGAGCAACTCCAATTGGTCCACAAAGAGCGTTTGACCTTGAGGTCTCTAGTACAAGTCATAACTTTATATTAAGCTCTGGACTTTGTACATCTAATAGTCATGCGGTATGTTATGCGATGATTGGATACTATACAGCTTATCTTAAAGCGAACTATCCATTACAATTTATGACTGCAGAATTAAATTCTGGCGGAGACATAGAACGTATAAAGGAGCTTATGGCGGAGTTAAAAGATATGGGAATAAAAGTATCGCCACCAAACATAAATGATTCAGAGGCTAACTTCTCTAGCAATAAAAATATTATACACTTTGGTTTGTCGTCTGTCAAAGGTATGAATACAAAAGTTATAGATGCTATTATTGTAGAAAGAAATAATGGTAGGTTTAAATCTTTATCTGATTTTTTAATAAGAATTGGCAGTAACTTAAATAAGAAAGTTGTAAGTTTATTATCCCAATCTGGTGCCGTAGATGATTGGGGAAACAGGGCTGATATAAATATAATGACAGATTCTATAGTTGCTTATGGTAAGACAAATATATCTGATACATTACCACCATTTTTTATGCCAACAATACCACCGCCAACTATAGGGCAGAAGTTATCTTGGGAAAAAGAGTTATTGGGGATGTATGTTTCTGCCAATCCTGCTAGAAATTATTATGACACAATAAAACAAAGGGGTACAGTAGATATAGATGAACTTGGGGATTTGATTGGTAAGAAAGTAAAAATTGGTGGCATAATTACGCACTTCAAAAAGAAAGTCATAAAGAATAAGCGAGTTATGTATATTATGAAACTTATGGATATAACTGGTGAACTAGAAGTTGCCATATTCAGCGGTGTTTATGATAAATATTCTGAAGTATTAAAAGAAAATAATGTTATAATTATATTTGGTAGTGTTCAGGAGTATAATAATAGTGTTAAAATTAGTCCAATGACCATTGTTAAGATAGATTCTCTCACTTGATGTTTTGGTAGAATTCTGGTATACTGTATATAAAGTATATGGCAGAAACAGAAGAAAAAATAGCTGATAATATAGAGGAGAATCCTGGTGAGAAAGCTAGAAAAATATTCACTAAAGAAAATCCCCATCCAACTGGGGCTTATTGGGATCAAGAACTTGGTAAATGGAAAGGATATAAGGCCACAAAAGGATTAAAACCACCATGGGATCCGTATTCTTATAAACATAAGAGGAATAAAGTAACTATAAACGAAAAGAAGTTTCTTATGGTTTTATCACAAACTGGTAGTTTATCAGAAGCTTTCAAGGCTACATATAAATACACTCAATATCCAGATAAGCGTATAGAAAACGGTAGAGTCAGGGCACTAGCTGACCAAATATTAAAGAGAATAAAAAATAAGGCCCCAGAACTTGTGGCGGCCTTTACATTTGAAGACATAACTCCAGACTTTGTCAAGAGAGAATTTCTTAAACTGTATGGTCACGAACATGCTACTATTGGTGAAAAGACAAGACTTCTTGAATTGATGGGTAAAACTCAGGCCATGTTTACAGATAAAATCATATCTGATACTAAAATACGAGAAGTTATACAGCCTATATATTCAGAAACTAGTGAAGATTTCCCCGACATGAAGGATCAAAGAGTAGGTAGGCTAGACCTAGAGGAAATACCAATAGCATAATGGCAATAAAATTAAACCTAGCAGCATTAAAGTCTAAAATAGAATTCGATCCAACCCCAGTTCAAAGAACAATACTAGAAGGGATGGGTCGTTTTACTATTGTGGCTAGTGCCAAGAGGTTGGGAAAAACTACTCTTTCCGCATATCTCGCCATGAAAGAAATGTTTATGCCTAGACACGTGGTATGGATAGTTGGCCCAAACTATGAATTAGCATCACGTGTGTGGGATTACATAGATGAATGGATAGATAGATATTTCGAAGGTGATCAGGGGCCATTTCGTGTCAATAGACATGATCGTGTGATTGAGAATATAACTACTGGCGCAAAACTTTGGATGAAAACCGGGGAGAATCCTACGAGTCTTTTAGGTAAAGGACTAGATCTCGTAGTGATTGATGAGGCTGCCCGTATTGATCAAGGTGTCTGGGATGGATATATTAGACCAAATTTAATGGATAGAAAAGGTAGGGCAATTTTAATTTCTAACCCATTCGGTTTTAACTGGTTTTATGATATCTATCTTAGGGGTACTCCAGAGGGGAGAATTGAAAATCCAGATTATGTTTCATTTCATTTTCCAACCGCCATAGAAGATTCTAATGAAAATATTATAGGAACAAATAATCCACATGCCGTTAGAATCGAAGAATTAGAGGCAATCAAAAAAACTATTCCAAGAGATACGTGGATATCTGAATACCTTGGAGAATTTAAAGATGGGCAAGGTCAATTATTCAAAAACTTTGAAAAATGCATAGATGATACGATACCAATACCAGATCCTAGTGAATGGTTTGAAGAACCATCTAAGACACATTTTTATTCTATTGGAGTCGATATAGCAAAACTGCACGACTTCACCGTTATGTGCGTGATGGATAAAATGACCCATCGTCTCGTTGGGTTTTATAGGATTAACCATATGTCCTGGGATCTAGTAAGAGAGAAGATAAAAGAAATATCAATTAGGTATAATGATGCAGAAATAGTTTTGGATGCTACTGGTGGTGCAGGAGATATGTTTGTAGAAAATCTTTCAGAAATTGGTGTTAATGTTGACACTGAATTCAAATATACAAATAGAAGTAAAATGATGTTAATAGACAAACTATCATTATTTATGGAAAGAGGACAGCTTAAGTTTCCTAGGATACCATCTTTGATTAATGAATTACGCTCATTCACATATCATATGACAGATAGTGGAGTCTTAAAATATGGGTCTTCTAGACAAGATGATACAGTAAACAGTCTCGCACTCGCATGTTGGGGATTAAATGATGCCCCACTTATAAATGACATAGACTATGGATATGTGTATGGACATAAAGTAAGAAAGTATAATTAATATTGATAAGACCCCAATCTTGTGTTATAATTAAGCTAAAATATGAGTGCAACCTACCAGACTCTTTCAAACATTTTCACATTAGTACGCAATTTATCCAATAAGGACAGCACTACACTTACGGATGTGACTTTAATGCCAATAGCAAACAAGTATTATTACCTAATGATTAGGGAACTTATTGGTTTAAGTGAAGAGTTTTACGCCGAAATTTCATCTGCCGCTCTTGTTTTAAATCAGAGAGAATATGTATTGCCAGTAGATGATACCGCCACAACTTTCGGCGGTGGTCTTATTAAAATATTAAGAGTAGAGGCTAGTTATAATAATACAAATTGGTATGTTGGCACCCCCACTAGTCTTCAGAATATACGAACTCCTATAACATTGGATGTAGATGTTAATAGATATAATACTCAGGCTAATTTTAAATATTACTATTTAGATGGATCATTATTCTTGGAACCAGTCCCCGACTCTGATGATTATACAACTGTTGGAAATACAAATCTTAAAATATATTGGGTTAAAAGACCCAATGAATTAGCATCAGCTTCTAATATACCAGATATGCCCAAAGATTGGTTGTCAGTATTGCAAGAAGGAATACTTTATGATGTATTTAGAATGTTTGGTAGAACAGCAGAAGCTGCAGATGCAAAGCAAAATTATTATGGCATGGTTGGTAGAATGCGTGAACTTGAGCAAACAATAAATGAAAACGAACGTTTGATTTTACGACCTTATCCTAAGAATTATAAATAATATGTTAAATTCACCACAACCAACCGATAATTCAATACTAAATAGTGGGCAGTCTTCTTATAGAGCTACTCCATTTGAATTAGAGGCATTATCAGAAATTATACAAGAAAAAACTCAGTGGGATGATGCTGCCGTTTTTGTTACTCCAAGAGAGCAATACATGATGAGAAATGTTATTATGAAGGCTCGCAGAAATTACTCTGGGATTTTTGAAAATCCATATGATGAGATTACTGGTGAAAAGAAAACATGGATACCACAAACTGAATGGAGCGTAGAGGGTATTGTCAAATCAATCGATCTTGATACTAAGGATATTTTAATTAATCCAGGCAAAAAATCTGCCGTTAATGTTGTCCCACTTATAAGAGCAACTCTATTAAATCTATTTAAGAAAATAGGTTTTGGGCAGTTATTGAATGATCTTACCCGTGTTATGGCCAGAGATGGTACAGTTGTTGTAAAGACATATGTGGATATGGATCCAAAGACTAAAAAGAAAAGCATAAAATCAGAGATTGTGAATCTTCTTAATTTTTGGATCGATCCTTCTGCCAGAGATATACAGGAGGGCCCAGTCATAGAAAGAAATTATAAATCTAAAGCTCAAATGGATGAGTACAAGAGTGTTTGGGATAATATTGATAAGGTTTCTTATTCAAAGAGTATAACTAGAGTTACTGATGTATTTAATGTTTCTAGTAGTGGAGAAATTCCTTACACAGAAGTTTGGGAAAGATGGGGTCTGATTAGAAAATCATGGGTTACAAAGAAAGAGGAAGATCAAAATATATGGGTAGAAGGACATATAATAGGATCGGGAATCGGCCAACCACAAGTTATACATTTAATTCGTTTGAATCCAAGAAAAGATGGTAGAAAGCCATATGAAGAATGTTGGTACCGTAGATTAGATGGACGCTGGTATGGACGTGGTGTTGCAGAAATGTTATTTGACATTCAGGAATATGTTAATATGATTGTTAATATACGTAAAACTAATAATATGGTTTTACAAAATGGCATATTCTTAATTAGAAAAGGATCTGGTATCACACCAGATATGTTAAGTTCAATTACTGCTGGTGGTGGCTTACCAGTCACAAATATCGCCAATGATATAAAACAATTACAAGTACAAGATTTTAGACAATCATCTTATTCGGACGAGGATCGTGCATATTTAATGGCAGACCGCGTAACTTCTTCTTTCGATATTAATCGTGGAGAAGTTGGTTTAGCTTCCGCTTCAGCAACATCTACATTAACAAGAGACCGAAATATTCGAGATACGTTTGTATTAGTCCAGGAAGGTATTGGATTCTTTATCGAGCGCTTAATACTTAACCAATATATTCCTTTATTAAAAGAAACAATGAAAGAAGAAGATGTTATCAAAATAACTGGAGATACAACATATCTCGCGTTTATTGATGAATTAATCGTGGGGAAGAGAAAAGATAAATTTATAACGGAACATATAGGCAAAACAGGATTCTATCCAGAACAAGAGAAGATTGATGAATTTTCGCAAAAACAAAATAAATATTTAGCTAGTATGGGTAAGAGTCGTTTCGTTGATTACTTTAATAATATATTTGATGAGAATGTAGATGTTGAGGTACATATCACAGATGAAAAGTTCAACAGAATTGTAGCCGTACAACAACTAAGAGATTCTTTGGTAGCCTACTCAAGATTGCCGGTCGCTTCTAAATTAGATACAGATGCTATATTTAAAGAGATGTTTAATATAATGGGCCTAAAGGGAGAATTCTTTTTAGAACAAGCACAACTTCCTATAACTGCATTGCAGGGTGGTAATAATACTCCAGTAGATTTGAATAGAGAATTTGGTCAGGGTGTAACAAATGAAAATACAGCATTTTCAAATGCAAGTAAATTACCACAGATTGGTCAAGGTGGAGGACAACCAATACAACAAGGTGCTGATCAAGGTTTTAGAACACAAGTAAACGTTGCGGCACCATTATCTAACATAGGTTAATGAGTTGAATTTTTAGAAGTTTAATGTTATAATATACATATATGCCTACCGCATGGAATAATAGAACAACAATAACAACCGCATGGGACCAACGAGTTGATTATCTAGAACAAGAAGATAGATTTTATTTATTATTAGAAGATAGTGGAAAAATAGTTCTGTCTGGTGTTAACCAAACACCTTGGACAGATAGAGCCGTAATTTAACTAAAATGGAAAAGAAACATAAGGTGAAATGTGTAAAATGTGGCAAAGAAAGAATGGTTAGTCGACCAATGGTTTATCTTATAAAAACAGGGAAAAGTCAAGGAAGATGCAAGTCTTGTGCTGAAACTGGAAATAAAAAGAGATTTTTAGGTAAAATTTATGACAGTAAAAGGTATTATAATTCGCCCACTTATACAAGTTGGTATAACATGAAAACTCGTTGTTTAAATTCAAATGTTCCAGCATACAAAGATTATGGTGTAAGGGGAATAAAGGTTTGTGATAAGTGGTTAATATTCGCAAATTTCCTTAAAGATATGGGAGGGAAGTCAGGAGACATGTCTATAGAACGTATAGATAATAATGGAAATTATTGTCCTGAAAATTGTAAATGGGCAACAGCCAAAGAACAAGCATTGAATACTCGGAATATTGAAAAAGCAATAAGGTATGATTTTATGGGTAGAAATATGACGATTAGTGAGTTGGCAAAAAGATTTAACATTAAAAGAAGTACATTAAGCATGCGATTATCAAAATATAATTGGCCAATCGAAATGGCCTTAACTAAATAATATGGCTGGAGATTTAAAAATCACAGAACTTACAACGGGGACACCAGCCAACACAGATTGGATACCTTATGTTGACTTAGCGGACACATCGATGGCTGCTAGCGGTACAACTAAAAAGGCTACAAAAAGTAGTCTTATTGGTGCTACCGGCTATACCGGTTACACTGGGTATACAGGATACACAGGATACACAGGTTATACCGGATATACAGGAACCGCTAGCAATGTTACGGGCCCAACAGGTTACACTGGCTATACAGGTTATACGGGTTATACTGGAGCAGCCTCTACAGTAACAGGACCCACAGGTTACACAGGTTACACTGGCTATACAGGTTATACGGGTTATACTGGAGCAGCCTCTACAGTAACAGGACCCACAGGTTACACAGGTTACACTGGGTACACTGGAAGTGTTGGGGCAGCTTCTACTGTCACAGGACCTACAGGTTACACAGGTTATACGGGTTATACGGGAGCAGCATCTACGGTTACAGGACCCACTGGCTATACTGGCTATACAGGTTATACGGGTTATACTGGATACACGGGGCCAGAATCTGTTACGGCATCCAATACAATTACTTTTACTAATAAGAGAATAACAAAACGAGTAACTTCAGCGGCAAGTTACACTACAGACACGGGGACATCTCTCAATTCAGATAACCTTGATGAATTTCATATCACTGCACAAGCTGGGGCATTACTTTTCAACAATCCTGGTGGCACTCCAACAGAGGGGCAAAGTATAATAATCCGCATTTTAGACGATGGAACTGCCAGAGCATTAACTTGGGGTACAAACTTCCGAGCAATGGGTATAGCACTTCCAAGTACTACAGTATTAAGTAAGACAAAATACTTGGGATTCAAATATAATACACAAGGGTCGATTACAAAATGGGACTTAATCGCGAGTTCGGATCAGGCTTAAAATATGAGAATGTCACCCTATTGACACAAAGAAATGTATATAGCAATCCCGATTATCGCTTATTGGACATACTTACTAATTAAGATTTCTAACAAATGAACATATCTAACCAAGAAATAGAAAGGGAACTACTCTAATGGCAACAGCAAAAGTATTAGTTGTGGCAGGTGGCGGGGGTGGTGGAACATCAAAAGATGGACAGAATGTCGGCCCTGGTGGCGGTGGAGGTGCTGGTGGTTATCGTTACAACGCAACTCT